GAAGCGGAGCAGCTAGTGGAGTGGCTTCTTGAGCACTTCGGTGACAAGGTTAGTGATGTTGTCATAGAAGAGCGGCGAACCCTTCCGCGGGAGGCCCTTCCCTTCGGAATTCTGGGGGTCCTTGGAATCCTGGATGATTACTGGGTGCTGACCTTCCACCCCAAGTGGAACCTTCCCTTCCAGGCATGGGCGTATTATGACCTTCACGGAAAGCAGCCGAGGAAGTTCGCCTATCTGGAGATGACTTCGGACGGTGACGTAAGGTTTTACAGCGATACTGAGAAATGGCCGGCTGCACTGTGTGTCGTTCGCGCTGAGCTGGAGCCAAAGGAAATCATCGCTGCACTCGATGAGGTGAAGCGCATCTATGTGGAGGAACTCCAGGACCGGACCGGCTCCAGGTTTAACCCTGAGGAACTTGGTGACATTCCATTCTAGAACAGGGCGGGGCTGCTGCCCCGTTCTTCTTCTGTTTACCACTCGAACATTTGTGTGTAAAGGTAAACTACTTGACAGCGTGAAACATCGATGGTAAAATGAAAAGAGAGGATTTGAGCGGGGTGGATACAATGGCTAGGCGGCCACCGAGGGCGTGTCGGAAGCCAGGGTGTCCAGGGTTGACATGGGACCGTTCTGGCTACTGCGAAGAGCACATGGACCTGGAGCGCCAGCGGAGGCGTACCGCCGATGCGAACAGACCGGGGCCACGGGAGCGCGGCTATGATACGCTGTGGGATAGGTTCCGTGACTGGTTCCTCAGACAACCGGGGAATCAGGTGTGTGCCATATGCAAGAAGAACATGNCCAGAGTGGTGCATCACATCGTTCCGGTTGAGGAGCGGCCGGACCTCCGGCTGGAACCGAAGAACTGCCAGGCGCTGTGCCGAGAGTGCCATGAGCGGCTGCACGGCCGTAGGGCGTGAAAAAAGTACGAAGCGGCGCTGGGGGACCGGCGGCGGGGGTCAACATTTTGTGCGTCAAGGTTTTGAGCTTTACACTTAGAAGAGGTGTGCCATGGGAATTCGAGGGCCTATCAAACTAGAGAAGAAAAGGGCCGAAATGGAGCGTCAAAGAGCGGCAAACACCGCGGGAAGGAGGCAGACCGTGCCAAAGATGCCCTCCTGGCTTTCTGAAGAGGCCAAGAAGGAGTGGCGCAGGGTGGCCAAGCCCTTGTGGGAGATGGGTCTGCTGAGTGACCTTGACATAAACACCTTGGCCCTTTACTGCGAGACCTGGGCCACTTATCTGAGGAACTTGAGGGTGCTTCAGGAAGAGGGCGATGTGTATGAGCAGGCCAGCGGCAATCTGAAGCAGCGGCCGGAATATTACATCGCCAGGGACGCGCAGCAAGAACTCAGGGAGTTTATCAAGCTGTTCGGTCTATCGCCGTCTGCGCGGATGAGAATGGAGCTTCCCGGCACTGAGGACACTGGCGATCCGATGTCGGAACTTCTTGATTGAGGGGTGGACGTATGTTTGACCTAGAGCGTGTGAAGGAGCATCTGCGAATAGAACACGACTTCGAGGATGACCTGATACTTGGCTACATGGCGGCCGCCAAGAACTTCGCTGAAACGTTCCTTGGCAGAAAGCTGGAAGAGTTCGATGAGCTGCCGGCCACGGTGTTGAGCGGCCTGCTGCTGCACGTTGGGCTGATGTATGAGGACCGCGAGGGCCAGTTTCATGAGAAGAACCTCCAGGCGGTTCGTCTGCTGTACTATCCGCATCGGAGGATGGCGCTATGAAGATCGGGCAGCTACGGCATAGGCTGGAGATACAAGAAAAAAGGTCTGTTAAGGACGAATGGGGGAATCAAGTCTCGGAGTGGTTTACGGTGGCTACTGCGTGGGCGGCCATTGAACCTATAAGGGGCGAAGAATACTGGGCTGCCGGTGCGCAACAGAGGGAAACCACTCACAGGGTAACGATGCGCTATGTGCCAGGCGTAACTCCTAAGCACCGGCTGCTTTTCGGCGATCGGATACTTGAGATTGAAAGCACTTTAAACCTGGAGGAACGAAGCCGACTGTTAGAGCTATTGTGTAAGGAGCGGTTGAATGGGCAGAGCGGATAGGGTACTGAAGTTCATATCGCTTCTAAAGCACAGCAAAGCGCCTTTTGCTGGCCAGCCCTTCCGGCCCATGGAGTGGCAGAATGAGTTCATCCGAAAGCTATACGGAACCCTTGGCCCAGATGGAAAAAGGCAGTATCGGCAAGCGCTTCTGTATCTGCCGCGCAAGAACGGAAAGACGTTTCTGGCAGCTGCTTTAGCACTTTATCATCTGGTGGGCGATGGGAAACACGGCGCAGAGGTTTATCTGGCAGCCGGCTCCAGGGACCAGGCTTCCATCTGCTTTAACCAGGCCAGGGACTTCGTGAGAATGAACCCTACCTTGAGCAAGCGGCTGAGAATCATTGACTACAAGAAGGAGATTCATGACGACAAGACCAGCAGTGTGCTGAAGGCGCTGGCGGCCGATGGAGGGCTGGCGCACGGCCTTAACCCTACGGCGGTTATCGCGGATGAGCTGCACATTTGGACCGGCAAGACCGGCCGGGAGATGTGGGAGGCTTTGGTTACTTCCTTCGGCGGTAGGGATGAGCCTCTGCTTCTAGCCATTAGTACGGCCGGTTATGACAAGGCCAGTCTGTTCTATGAAGTCTATATGCACGCGAAGCGCGTGCAGGAGGACCCGGACCTAGACCCTACATTCTTGCCGGTTCTGTATGAGGCAGGCCCGGATGACGACTGGCAGAGTGAAGAGACCTGGCTCAAGGCGAACCCGGCCCTTGGGGAGTTTCGCAGCATCGAAGATATGCGCGCTTTGGCGGCCAAGGCCAAGGAGAGCGCGGCGCTGGAGAATTCATTCCGGAGGCTTTTCCTCAATCAGTGGACAAGCAGCGAAACGACCTGGATTCCGGCGCACCGCTGGGAGCAGTGCGGCGCTCCAGTGGACCCGGAGAAGCTGGTGGGCCGCGTGTGCTATGGTGGCCTGGATATGAGCGCCACCACCGACCTTACCAGTTTCGTGCTTGTGTTCCCTGATGATGAGGACCCGTGCAATTACGACATTCTTCCGTTCTTCTGGCTGCCGGAGGCCAGGGCCACGGCTGAGCGCAGGGATGAGGTTGATTACCGGGCCTGGGCAAGGAAGGGGTTCATTACCCTCCAGCCGGGCGATGTACTAGACCAGCGCTTGATAAAACGTGATATTCAGGAGCTGGCTTCCAAATACCGCATAAAGGAGATCGCCTTTGACAGGTGGTCTGCCACTCAATTGGCCGTGGAGCTAGGAGAGGAAGGGGCCACGATGGTGAGCACCGGCATGGGATACGCTTCGCTGTCGGCACCGAGCAAGGAGCTGGAGGCCCTGGCGCTGAGCCGGAGGCTGCGGCATGGAAATCATCCAGTCCTGGCGTGGAACATGGCGAACGTGAGCCTGGAGCAGGATGCTGCCGGCAATATCAAGCCGAGCAAGGCGCGCTCCAAGGACCGCATTGACGGCGTTGTGGCCTTGATTCTAGCCATAAGTAGAGCGATGCGGCACGAGACGAAGCAGACCGTTTACAAGGAAAGGGGGTTAGTGGTGGTATGANTTTCCTTCGGCGCATATTCAGGCCCAATGAGAAGCGGGAGATGACCCTCAGAGACCCGGAGGGCTGGCGTGATATTCTTGGCCCGGCGAGTGCTTCCGGTGTGATTGTAACTCCACGGGCGGCCCTGGGAGTGCCGGCTGTTTTAAGGGCAGTGACCCTTCTGAGCGGAGCGGTGGCCAGTCTGCCCTTGAAAGTCTATCGCAAAACGGATGACGGCCGCGAGGTGGCTGAGGAAAACCAGGTTCACAGACTGCTGCACCGCAGTCCGAATCCCGTGCAGACACCGTTCACGTTCAAAGAGCTGATCATGAACCACCTGCTGCTCAATGGGAACTTCTTCGGTTATATCGAGTGGTCAAGCGGCAAGCCACAGGCTATCTGGCCGCTGGACCCGCTGGCTGTGGACGTGGAGAGGGAAAACGGAACGATCACCTATGTGGTTAGGACCAGTAAGGGCGATCAGGTGCTGGAGCCGGAAGAGGTGCTGCATATTGTTGGGATTACCCTGGACGGTATTGTGGGAATCAGCCCCATTACCTTCGCCAGGGAGGCTATTGGCGGGGCAATAGCTGAGCTGAGGCACGGCTATTCGTTCTTCAAGAATGGGGCGAATCTTAGCGGTGTGCTACAGCATCCGGGGCACCTGGGGGAAGAAGCGGCAGAGAACCTGCGGCGGTCCTGGCGTGAGAAGTTCAGTGGAGCAGACAATGCCGGCAAAGTGGCCATTCTGGAAGAGGGCATGACGTTCCAGCCGATCAGTCTGTCTAACAAGGACAGTCAATGGCTTGAGAGCCGGCAGCTCAGTGTCCTGGATGTGGCCAGGATATTTGGAGTTCCTCCTGCGCTTTTNGGCCACCTGGAGAGGGCGAGCTATGCGAGCCAGGANGCCCAAGACCTAGAATTCCTGNTCCACAGCTTGAGGCCCTGGCTTTCCAGGATTGAGCAGGCCATAAACAAGTCCTTGATNGGCCACGCGAAC